ACAGTACTGTTAAAAAATATTTAAAGCTTTATTAAACTTTCTTTGTAATTTATACTCAGAACCACTGTAAAGCTCTTTTAATAGTTCGGCTGCCTTTATCCCATAAAAACTAATACGGTACAGGCTACCTTTTGAAACAACCGCTTTAGAATCAATTTCGGGAATTATTGATTTACAATAATCTAAAAACTGTTCGCACATTTCTTTTGATCCACAAAGATAAAGTCGAGCGGACCTGCCTTGATGATAACCTACGGACCCGTCGCCATCGATCATACCCCTCCAGAAATGTCTATTGTTAAGGAAACGTAAAGGTGCTTTTTCTTCCAGACTTTTCCTTGGAACCATACCTAACTCAGTCAAACTTTCCGAGAGTTCTTTTACAGTAAAGCATATCTGGCAGTAACTCTCCCCAGTTTTTCTTGTGTGGTAGCTCAAATTAGATTGCGATTTAATGGAAGTCTTTAGTTGCTCTAAGATCATATAGTCATCTTTTTGCAGAGCAATCGATACTTTACCTCTGTCCGAAATATTTCCATCCGCTAACAGAAGACCAAAGAAATAGGCAGCCCCTTCAGTATCATTTTCAAAGTATTGCTTGTCTACTCCAAAACTGGCAAGACGGCTATTTCCGTTTTCTGGAATAATTCCAAACTTCTTAACAGTTTTAGCTACAGATTCACGACTCACTCCAAGAAGCTTGGCGATACCTGCCATAGTCCTACCTTCTGAATATAGAGAAACTACTTTCTCGTAATCTTTAGGATGTACTACTCTTTTATCCCAAATTTCTACCCCAGTTTACGAAGAGCTTTAGCAATAGTTTCTCTAGAGACTGAATACTTGTCAGCAATTGTTTGCAGAGTTTTACCAGATTTATACAGGTCAGCAATGTTTTCTAGATCGGTTGATTGTAGTTTTACAGGCATAGCAGGATTCCTAATTAATTATTTGACCTAATATTTTAACAGACTTAGTCAATAAAAGCAAATAATCAGTTAGGGGTAAGTTCTACACGAACACACCAATTTTTTGTATGTTCCAAGATTCCCATACCGTTTGTATAATCGTTTACTCGCATGATCTTGTAACGATCACCTTTCCAATCAAACTCATCTGCTGACCAACCCCCATCACCTTCTTTAGCAGTACGTAAGGTTGCATCTGTATAAAGTTTCCACCAGGAACGAGTCCTCTCGGACTCTGGGAATAGCATGATTTCATGGGGTTTGGCTGGCTGAATGTTACCTTCAATCACTAATTCAACTGTAGTACCCTCGACCCAATCACCCTCTTCTCTGCGACCCAACTCTCTTCTAATTATAGTAATTGGAATTTTATTAGTAAGGAGGAATTGTGGCTTTAACATAACTACTCCTTAGAAAGTTGATCCTACTATACAGTTACAAGCGCAGCCTGTATCTACCTGGCAACCGCACCTATCTTTGCAAGAATCTCCGTCACAAACTTCAATATCCATAAGCTTGTTGCAAGGTGATTGATTTGCAGACCATGGGAATAAACCAGAGGGGATAGCCGCATCTGGATTCTTGATTAGATAGTCTAGAGCTTTTAGATATTGAGTTGATAACGAAGACCATACTTCGATGTCACCAGTCCTCTCGCGGGTACTCCACCCAGCTAACTGAAAAGAAGCTGAAATAGCAGCAAGTTTTGCAGCAGCATAGACATCTTGGTTTACCATATCGAGAAAAGCTTGGATTTCACTGTCTTCAAATAGCTTATAGAACGGACTTCCTTCAACATCGCCTATGAGCAGGCGAACCTGCTCAACTGGTGTAAGTGCCATAGTATTTCTCCAAATAGATGTTATACTTTCTAGACAATTTATAATTAGAATCTCTATAGAGTTCGTCTAGAACTAATTTAGAGTATACTTTACTACACAAACTTACTACATGAAGCTTCCCCTTAGTATAAAACTTAGGTGTTGCTTCGGGGAAGAGAAAGTTTACATACTCACCAAAACTATGGACAATCTCTTTACTACCGACTAGGCTTATTTCATTAGAAGATTTTGAAATACATCCGTCGCCTTCTAGCATACCCCTCCAGAAGTGCCTATCAAATGCAAAAGCAGCAGGGCAAACCTCTTTAGCAGACTTTCTTTCCGTCATACCTAAAGATCTTAGGCGAGCATTTATATCATCATCTTTAAACGAAAATGAACTTCTCAGATACTTTTTATCAGTACGGTCGTCTACTTTACTTTCACCTACATGAATATTATTAGAACTCCCAACATAATTCTTTAAATTTTCAAGAATTTCGATATCTTTAGGATGAACTGCTAATATTATTCTTTCATTTGAAATACAACCATCACTTAAAAGCCAACCATAGAAGTAGGCAGATTCTTCTGTTTGTAAATCAGCAAAAGCATTTTTATTTACATAAAGCTCTCTATAAAATTTAAAATCTCTCGGCTTCAAATCGTATTTTTGGAAAACTTTTCTTATTTGGTGAACGGTGTACCCAAACTCTTGACGGATGGCGTTTAAAGACTTACCGTTCTCGTACCAACTTACAACATTTTGCTCTTCACTAAGACTCAAATCAGAAGCTCTTTTTTGATAGATTGAAAAACCAAAGGCTTTTAACTTATCATAGAGTTTTCTAGGATTAATCCCAAGAATTTCAGCAACTTCTTTCTTTAGTTTGCCTGAGTTGTAAAGCTCGACCGCGAACTCACAAAGTTCAGCATCATTTTTGAATTGTGGTAAATTCATAAAACCTCCTAATTAATGAACGGAATATTCTATCACATTTTAAGGAGGTTTGCAAATTAAGCCTTAAGAGCAGCAATAATAGCGTTCAACGCTTCTGCTACATCTTCTGCTGTTGCTGTTGAAGGATCTGCAATTGGGGTAAGTGCAACCACTTCAGCTTTAGTTGAAACATCAAGACCAGCTTCTAGTTGACGTACAGCAAAAATCCAACCGTTTTTAGTTGTTACAGCCATATTCTTTTCCTCTTATTATAAATATTGGGAGCTATATTTCAAGCTCCCTTATTCCTAACTTATTAAGTCAGGGACAGACGGAGGATTGCACCTGGGTTCAGAACAGCGTTCAGGAAGTTCTGTTCAGTCATGATTTCGATGATGTCGTCTTTTTCATTCAGGTATTCGAAGAAGTAGCTACCCTGAGCACGACGGTTAATAGTACCGAAGCGGTTAGCAGGAGCGTAGTAAGTCTTCAGGAAGTTACGGATACCAACAGGCATCATGTAAGCATCGCCTTCTGGAATGAACGGTACGAAAGTACCGGCAGCATTCTCGTAACCAGCAGCACCAGCGTTAATGAAGGTGATACCGAAGACGGTCATCATTTCAAAGCGAGCATCAAGACCCGGAACATCAGCACCACCAGCACCCAGAAGGATACGGGTAGCTTGACCTTGGTCAACATACTTGAAGGCGTCAGTTACATAGGCGTTCTGTTGCAGGGCGTTATAATAACTATCTGAGCACAGTACAACAAATGAACGGACAGTACCGGCTTGACCATCACGTAGGGCGTTACGGGTAGCTTTCTTAGCGTCATTATAAATAGCGCGTGGGTCGGCCGCAGCAGACAGGTCGGTAACGATCTCGGTACGAGTAACACCAAATTCGGTGTAGAAGTTGGTAGCTACAGTAGCACGAGGGGCATATGCAGTACCAGTGGTGATCAGTTGCATACGAGCAGCTTCAAGGGTAAGACCATGAGCTTCACGAATGTCAATCATCTTATCAGCACGGACAGATGCTACGGTTTCCAGTTCTGCGAACTCTGCCAGAGAACCAGCACGAACAATACCGTCAATATCGTTAGGAGTGATTGCATCATCCAGAGGGAAGTGCGGGATTTTCAGCAAGAGGCTGTCTTGCTCACGACCAGCGATAGTCTGGTTACGTTCATCCCAGTTCCGATCTTCGAGCAGATGTGAACTACGAGTGGTACGGGTGATTTCAACAGTTTTCTGGGTTGAATAAGTATCTTCGAACAGGCCCAGAGCATTGGTAATACCAACGGTGTTTGGAATAACAATTAGAGAATCGGTACGGTCAACAACTTTACCGAGGTTCTGACGATCTAGTACAATAGCCATATGATTTAATTATCCTTGTTTCTTATTTATATATTATGAAAAGACTCTATTAAAGAGTCTTAAGCACCTGAATGCCTTGTTGTTCCAGCAGACCTTTCAGGGTTTCAACCTGAGCATCGGTCAGGGCAGCACCGCCCTCAAGGACTGGAGATTTGGCAACTTGTTTGATATAGTATTCTTTCAGTTGCAGAGCACCGGAAGTGCCAACAAAACCTACAGCGTTATACTGACCAGTGGCGATAGCGCGAGGAGTGAAAGAAGGGTTGAAGCTGAAATGGTCGCCGTAAACAACAGCAAATTCATTAGTCAGAACAAGGGGAGTAGCTGAAGCAAGGACAGTCCATGCAGCAGTTAGATCGGCGTTTTTAGCACGGTAAACAACGGTGCCCAGCTTAACTGGTACAGAGGCGGGAGTGACGTTTAGATCACGACGGCTATAGCCAACGGATGGGTCTAGTTCATGTACAACAAGATCAGAGAAACGAGCTTGGTAGGTTTCGGTAACGAATGGCATATTCTTATTATCCTTTTAAAATTACTTCAGGCCGAGGCGCTGTTTTAGGAGAGTTTCAGTAGTTAGACGGGCTTTGTCTTCTTCTTGGGATTGGGCTTCTACTTCACCGCCTTCACCACCAAGTTCTTCTAGCATCCCAGAGGTTTCTAGGACTTGCTTTTGTTTCTCAAAGCTAGTTTTATAACCAGCGAACAGAGTTTCAAAGGTTGCATCATCAAGTGAAGCCATAGCATCAGCAATAGATTCATCTTGACCAACAGAGGCAAGCTTCTCTTTACGAGTTTGAGTTTTAACAGCTACGGCTTGTGCTTGCATATCTTTAACTTGATCAAGAGCAGCAGCAAGAGCAGTTTCTTTTTCAGCGAAAGCGGATTGCAGGGTAGCAAGAGCTTCTTTAGTGGTAGCCAGTTCAGCTACAGCTAGTTGTGCAGTGGAAAGCTCTGTAGTTAGAGTCTCCAGTTGTGCTTGCATATCGGCAAGTTGGGTCATATCTAGAG